ATGCGCAAACCATTCATTTCCGCCTTGGCCGTGCTCACCCTTTTCCTCGCGGGATGCGGACCTGAAAAATCTGGCGGTTCATACGACGACATCAACGCCCTCCGGGATGCCTTCATCAAAGCCGGCGGCGACTGCGAGGAATGGGACGAATCCAATCAGGTCCTCGGCGCCGCCCAGTCCGGCGACTGCGGCACCGACACCGTACTGTCCGTCTACCTCACCCACGACGCCGTACAGCAGCGAATCGCGGATACCAAAGACTCCATCTTCAGCGCCGCCGGCGGCGAATGGCTCACCGGTGAGAACTGGGTGATCAACACCGACGACGTTCGCGGCCTCCAAGAGAAGATGGGTGGGCAGATCGTGTCTTTCGGAAGCGACGAGGAGGAGTGACCATGGCTAGCGCAATCGGAATGCTTATCGTCTGGGCGCTCAGCCTCGTCATCCTTATCTTCGTCATCGGCGCCGGCGTACGCGTCGGCATGCGATGGTCACGGATTGACGAACGCAAAGAGCAGGAGGCCCGCAATCATCCTGCGTACCGAGACGGGCAGTCCGTCTTCAACTACAAGCCCAACAAGAAGTTCAAGTAGCGAAGGAGACATCCATGGAGTTCTTCGGACCACTCATAGCCGGAGCCCTCGGCGTCATCATCGTCCTCTTCATTTCCATCTACGTGATCGAGGAGGGCGTGCGTCGAGGTATGCGGAAAGCACGAGCAGATGAACGCGCAGAGAACGCCGAATACGAACGGTGGGAGGCCGAAGAGGACGCCGGCTAGACAGCCTTCCCTTCCCACCACACATCGTCCGGCATCAGCCATACACCGATCGCCTGGACTCGACGGTCCTTGGACTCTACAAAGATCGCACCATCGAAGCCGAGGCGCGTCGCCGTCCCATCGAGCCACACTTCACCGTCCCGATCGAACACGAGCCGAGCACGCACCCTCATCGGCTGCCGGTCCCGGAAGGAACCGCGGGCACCGGCGTCGTTGCGAATCTTCTGCCAGTAACGCCAGGTAGCTGTGCCGTAGTCCTCGGTCATTGTTCTATTATTCTTCGATTCGACACGCGATCAAAGTCGGCTCCGGATAATTGGTGGAGCGGCAGTTTGTTGCCGTAATTGAGGCTAGAGAAGGGATCAGGCCATGGATGAGAAGGAACTCATCATGTACGTAGGTGGACCGCTACACGGCAAAGTGGAGCTGTTGACCGCCCAAGAGGACGAGGACAACTGCCGTGGCCACCTCGGCGGGTGGTACAAGTCTGCGGGCACAGGCGAGCACGAGGGCCAGTTTGCGGGCAGGCGCGAATGGATCACCGATGAGCGGCCACCGTGGTCTCCGTCGCCGGAGTCGGAGATCGACGGGACGCGCGACTGATTGCGTGCACGACAGAAGGCCCCCACCGCTTTCACGGTGGGGGCCATCTATGCGTCCGGGTCAGACGTCCAGCGCAGCTCTGACAGCTGCGTCCTTCGCCTCGAGGAGTTTCCTCAGGCTAGTCGACTTCTCCGGCCCATCGGGCAGTGACTCGTCGATGTCACAGGCGAGTCTGTGGAACTTCTCAGACGTGTCCCGTAGAGCGCCAACACGCAGGTGGTCGAAGGCGAAGTAGCGCATGATCTGTGTGGCCATGGGGTCTCCTCTCAGTGCTTCGGCTCGTAGTCGACAGGGACGGGAGTCGCGTCGGTCTCTCGGTCCGGGTCGCGCTTGATGTACGCGCCGAGGACCGCGGCCAGCGCGGGGACGCCGGCATAGATCACCGGCGCCCAGCGTCCAGCCCAGTCGAGCATGTCGGGGGTGATTGCCGAGAGCATGGCAACGACGATCACGACGACACCGGACGAGATGCCGGCGGCGCCGACCTTGGGTGAAGTCTTCTTGTTGGTGGGCATGAGTGCTCCTTGGGTCAGTCCTGGCCGATGCCGAGGAATTGGGCCTGCACGTCAACGAGCGACAGCAGGCAGATTATGAGGCCGAACACGAAGATCGGCAGGCCGAGGCCGATTGCGACCGCGGCGAGAGCGGCGAGGGTGCGCATGGTCACCACAGCTTCCCGGCGTTGAGGTTGTCCTGCAGCTTGCGGACCATGACTGACGGATTCGATACGTATCCGTCTGGAATGGTGCCGAGCTTGCGCTGTAGTGCCCCGATTGTCTGCGGTCCAATTCGGCCGTCCTTGGTCACGCCGAGCTTGCCCTGCAGGGCTTCGATGACGTTCGATGAGCGCGGGTTCGATGTCCATTCCCATCCGGACAGCAGGCCGGGGTTCTGGGTCTTGTACGCGATCGGCTGGAACGAGACCTCGCCGTCGACGGGAGTGCCGAGCTCCTCCTGTAGACGCCTGGTCGTGGCTCGACCCCATTTGCCATCGACCGTGATCTGATTAGCCTTAGGATTGGCCGACTTCTTCGGCTTGCGGGTCCACTTGAGGCCCAGCTCTTCGGCCTTGTCGATGGTCTTGTCACCGGCGAGTCCGTCCGGGACGAGTCCGTGCTTCTCCTGGAAGGCTTTCGTGGGCTTCTCGGTGTCGGCTCCGAAGTAACCGTCGACTCCGCCGTCGCCGATGTCGTACCCCTGCGAGACGAGGAAGTCCTGCCAGTCCTTTACCGGATCGCCCTTGTCCCACAGGCCGAGGGTGATGCCGTAATCGACGGTCTCGTACTCGCGCTTCCCGGATCCGCCGCTCGATGATCCGCCGCCGGTGGTCGAGGGCACCTTGCCGGACTTCTTGTATTCGTTCACGGCGTCGACGAGCTCGCTGAGGCGAGGGTAGTAGTCGCCGGGGCAGGCGGTGTTCTTCCAGTCCTTGTGGCCGTAGTACTTCATGGAGCCGTGCTTGCGTTCGAGGTTGACGCACAGCTCGACGAGGGTGGCCCAGTCGCCGGCGCTCATCTCGGGGCGGCATTCGATGCCGATGGTGGTGCCGTTCGCTTTGTTGTTGCCGCCGTGCCAGGATGCGCGGGAGTCCTCGACGATCTGAGTCACGAGGCCGTCCGAGACCACGTAGTGCGCCGACGATCCGCGGTTGCCGGTGTACCCGCGCAGCCATGACACGACGTTCGCGTGCTTCTGGCCGTCAGATCCCCAATGGTGGATGGTGATGCCGACGATGCCGGACCCGTAGCCGTAGCTGGATCTCGACGAGTGGTTGCGGCCGATGTTCTTCACGAACTTGTAGGACATGATTCCCCTTTCGGGCATACGAAAGCCCCGGCAGGTGCGTCCTGTCGGGGCTGTGGTGGTGTGGTTCGGTTACGGTGTCGCGGTGGGTGAGCTGGTTGGTGTTGTCGTGGTTTGTTGGGCGCGGCAGGGTCCGTCGACGGTGATGGTGGTGTCGTCGGTGAAGGTGAATAGCCAGTCGCCGCTTGTTGTGCAGGCGACTGAGGCGACTCCGCGTCCGTTCTTTCCTGGGTTGCCTGTGTCTCCTTTGTCGCCTTTCGGTCCGGGGTCGCCTTTCTCGCCCTTCTCGCCCTTGGCTCCGGGGGCACCGTCCTGTCCGGGTGCGCCGGCTTCGCCTTTCTGGCCCGTCGATCCGGGTTCGCCCGCGGGCCCCGGGACTCCGGTTTCGCCTTGCTGTCCGACAGGTCCGGGGATGTCTGAGTCTTCGCCGTCTTGGCCTGGTTTTCCGGCAGGGCCGCGGACGGTGGAGTCCTGTCCGGGTTCGCCTTTGGGGCCGCGGGGCCCGGGCGGGCCGGCGGGACCGGGTTCGGCAGGCTTCACGCTCTTCTTCACCTGCTCGGCTTTCGTGCAGATGTCGCGGCCGTTGACCTTCACCGATCCCTCAGCGCACGCCTGAGAAACTTGGTCGGCGAGCGCGTTTGCGTTCGTGGTGGCGTTGTCGGCTTCCTGCTGGGTGGAGGTGATTGTCCAGATCGTCCATACGGCGCACACGATCGCTGCCAGGAGGAAGAGTGTGTTGACCCAGCGGGGTGGGAATTCGCGGTCGCGTCGGTCATCGTGTCGGTTTCGCATCATGCACCTCCGTCGCGCTGTTGGAGGATGCGCAGCTGGTCTTCGAGGGCGATGCGCCGTGCTCGTTCTTGGTCGCGTTCTGATTCGGCTGCAATGCGTTTGGCTTTCTCGTCGGTGAGCGCGGTGCGCAGGTCTGCGTTGTCGCGCTGTTCGCGGTCGATGTCCTCGCGCAGTTCGGCGCGGCGCTCGGCGTTGAACTTGCGGTCGGAGAGGAAGAACCACGCTGCGACGGCGACGATGCCGCCGGGGCCGCCGTAGGTGGTGAGGAACGATGGGATATCCACTGCATGGTCCCTCCTGTTATCGCGATCGTGCGGGTGCCGTCGTCACAGTCATTCGACGGCCTCCCAGCCTTGCGGGTACGCGGTCGGGGACCATGTGTTGCTGTCGATGAGTGACACATACTCCGCGCCTTCGAACATCACATGATCGCCGGTCTGGTAGGCGTCATGTGCGCCGGTCGGGGCCACCCATTCCGGTACGGCCCCTTCTTCCACGACTTCCCGCCACCCCGACACTCCTGGTTGCCACACGTTGGCAGGCGTCAATGACACCCAAGTCTTCCCGTCGTGTGTGACAGTCCAGTCTTTTGGGTACGCGTTCGTCGCGTCCGTGGGTTGCACCCATTCGTCACCGTCGGTGATGCCTTGCGCGGCGAGAACGTCACGGGCAATCGCATCCATCTGCTTCCCCGCCGTGGCGAGTGTTTGCCGGCGACCCAGCTCCGTGTCGATCATGGTTTTCAGTTGTCGGAGTTCTGCATCTGAAGCATCTCGGATATCCACTCGGGAAGCACCTGCCCTTCGTTTGGTTTGATTTCGGTGATGTTCGTGATTTGGTTGCCGCACACCCCGCACATGACGGTCACGTCACCGTGAACTTGTATGGGTTGCCACGCGGACGGGCAATCAGTGGTTTCACACGTTGCGTACAAGTCAGGCTCCTTGGTCGAAAGCAATCCAGGCGACACGACGGGGGCCGGATGAGGTCGAGAACATGTTGATGGTGAACGAGGTAGCCGACACGTCACGCACACCCACGGACACGTCGCGTGGTGCGCTCGTGTAAGCGGTGAGCGTCAGTTCTGGAATGTTGACGAACCGGCCCGGTGGGAATGTGACTTCCACACTCGTTGTGCTGTTCGCGGACGGGGACGTGATAACCACTTGCCCGGACACGACGGCACCGGACCATGAACCGTTCGGGAAGAACGTGAGTGGCCCCCACCGCCCGGACCCGTCACCTTCGACCCGGTACGTTCCCGACGCGGATTCGAGGACAGCTTTCTCCGCTTCAGGGAAGTTGTTGTTGTCCCTCGGTGACGGCTTGGAAGCCCAATCGGTGGGCAGTTCGTCATACCAGGCGACCGGGCGGCCCTCACTGAAACTCCATGTCGGGGAATGGAAATCAGTGCGTGTCGGAATCGTCTCCTTCTTCGCTATGGCGGGCAGAATCATCTGCACACCATCCGGGAGAGGCTGACCTATGAACTTGATTCCCGCACGGCGCGGCCACGTGAACCGTTTCGGTGGGCTGATCCTCGACCACGTTTCGGTGATTCCGTTGTCATCCCAGTCTTCTGCCCACGCGTACACGGCCCACCAGTCGCCGGACTCGTCGCCCGTGTTGATGTCGGCGTACTCCACGATCTTCCCGGCAGGGTCGAGGGCACGGAACTTCCCGTCATGGAACACAACACCCGTGCTTCCGGGCTCCGCCGCGAACCATCCACCCGCATCAACACGGTTGCCGCTCACCGTGTACCGGATGAACGAGTTATTGGATGCTCGTGCGGCCACCATGTGGTTTGACCCGAAATCGCCAGCACCAACGTATACGCCAACAATGTCGGAGGCCACGTTTTCGCCAATGGAGACACCGCTGATTTTCGCGCCAGTGGTTTTGTTGTAAGTGCGGAAAATGAGGTCACCAGCGTCCGTGCACTGAGCAATGACAACGCTCGTCCCGTCATTACCAATACCCGGTTTATACACGAGCGGGTTCGTGGACGAGTACGCAATATCCTCGTACTCGAATTCCCGCTTCTGCGTCAGGTTCAGGTCGGTGACGATCACCGTCGACGTGTGGTTGGTCAGGGTCAGCCAGTACAGTTCCGACCCAATGCAGGTGACACCGAACAGTCGCCCCCACGCACTGGGAAGCGAGACCTGTTCGGCTGCACCTGTGGCGGCATCGATTTTCCAGGCCGCACCAATCTCCGGCCATGCTTCCGCTGTCCAATAATGGGTACCGTCGAACGTGAGACCGACCGGTGTAGCATCAGACGGTGGCGTGAACTCAACGCCCTCCCAGTAGGGTTGCACGACGGGTGGTGCGGTCGGGTCCGTCACACCAGCAGCCAACGTAAGTTTCGCACCCTGGGCGAGCGTGTTGTTCGCCTTGAACTCAGCACCCTCGTTCACGACAAGAGTGTCAGCTTCGACCTCGCCCTTGAACGTGTTCCCCGCAGCCGATAATTGGGTGCGCACATCATCGTTCTCGTCTTTCACGGTGAACCGGGAGCCGATGATGTCGACGCCCTCGAACAGTCGGTTGCGGAACACGTCCGCATCCATCATCTCCGCACGCACTTCCACGAACTGCGCCAGCTTCGCCCAGAGTTCCTCCGACGCCACGATCTTCGGGGCAGTGACCGAGTTCGTCAGTAGAGCGTTCTCACCGATGAACTCCTCAGCCTGTGACATGCGGGCAACGACGACCTCAGCAAAGAGCTTCTTGATGACGGCCTCGGCGAGCGCAGCGGTACCGGCCTTGAAATTGCCAACCTCGAGGACATCGGCGGCGAGGTGCGGAGTCTGGATGCCACCTGGCTCGATGAGCGTCCCGCCGACTGGCTTGTACAGTTTCATGCCAGAGAACGACACCTTGGCGCTGGTGTTCGTCCCTGAGCTGTGGTTGAGGTAGAACGCCTGGACGATGATCGACTCGACGCCGGCAGGGACGACTTTGGAGGATACGACCTTCGTCCAAGAGGTCGGCACGGTGTACTTGGCAATTGGCCCTTGGGTAGCACCAGCGCCTCCGCCCTCGATATCAGTCCAGTCCTGCAGTCTCCCTGCTGTCGACGTGTTTGCCCCAGTCTGATCTTGGATCGTGACGTAGAGAGCCGAGTTAGGGGTGTCCGCCTTGACCCATGCCTCGAACACCAGCGTTTCGCCGGGAGCGACCGGGAAGCGTGTCCCGGCGAACGGGTTGTAAACGTAGCTTCCCGCGGGGAAGGTGACCATTGGCGCATTGTTCGGTCCGCCCGTCGCCGCGTACTCGGCATTAGCGGGCCACCCAGCGTTCGACCCGACGTTCAAGTCCCCATTGGGGATAAGGTTGCGGTCCCCACCGATGAGCAACTTGTCGGCGAGGATCGCCCCGGCGCGGATTCGGTTGACGACGTCGAGGAAACCGGTCGTGATCGTCGATGCGTCCACATTCGACAGGACGGCACCGTCGACATGGTGCTCGACCCACACATTGCCCTGCCAGCGGGAGCGACGGATCTCGCGGCCCCCCGAGCCGAGTGAAGTCAGCTTCACCCATGTGTCACCGACTGCACCGTCATAGTTGACGGGCGGGTCCGCCGTCGACCACTTCGTAGAAGACTTGCCGCCGATAGCCGAGGTGAGTGTGCCCTCCACATTCGCAATCTCCGCAAGGGCCGCGTCGATCGCTTCTTGCCGGGCCTGCGCGATCTCATCAGAGATCTCCTCCGGGTCCAGATCTGCGATACCCGCGAGTTTGTCTGCGAGGGTCTGCTGTCCCTCGATAAGCATCTCGCCGGCGTTCTTGATCAGAGTCGCAGCCGCGTCGATTTCCTCGAGCACAATGTCCCCGTACCCGGGCACCTCAACATCGACAGGTGCGGACGGGGCAGACATTTTCCCCGCCTGCGACCAGGCGACGAGACACACTGCATACGAGCCCTTCTCGACACCGATCTTCACTTCCCCGCCCGATGCCGCAACCATTGACCCCTTCGCCGTCAACCGCGAAGGAACGACCGTGTCGCCCGCCTGCACGTACACTTCGGTACGTGCATAATCGGACGGTGCGAGAGCATCAGCATCAAAGTCACCATTCCAATGCACCCTGATCTGCCCGAAATCCACCTCGACTGTGAACCCGACCGGTGTCGGCGGGGTGGGGCCGGATATGACGTGGATGGTGTTGCCGCCGTCGTCCTGTTGGCCGATGGTCATTTTGAGGTTGCCTTCGGCGTCCTTCGAGTCGATTGCACCGTTCTCGATCGACGACAGTGCGAGCTGTGGTCCGCCGGCGAGTCCCCTGTACTGCTTCTTGAGGTTCTCGACGTCTCGGTAAAGGCGGTCCAGTGTCATTTGCTCACCTTCTCTGCGCGCATGATCTGCAGCGTGGTCACGTTGGATTCGGGTCGGATCTGAATGCCGAGGATCTTCACCCACATTTCGCGAATCCCAGACCAGCCGGGTGCGGTTTCGATGAGGATGTCGTCTCCGACGGAGTAGGAGCCCAGCCGTGCGTGGTCGCTTTGTCGGACTTGGATCTCGGTTACGTCGGCGGTGCCGGAGAGCAACTTCCGTTCCGCCGCTGCACGCTTCTTCGCCTCTGTCGGGGTGGTGATCGACTTGTCGATGATCACCGCGTCACGGCCGAGGCGTCCGGGGTTCGCGGCGTTGTCTTCGGCGCGCATCATCTTCGACCCTTCACCGGCGCCGAGAACAATCACGTCGGAGGCGTACGAATCCCCACCGATGTCGAACCTTGGTTGTTCGACGACGTTCTCCCCGACGACGAACCGCAAGTCGGTGCGGCGAGCGCCGAGGCGTGGGTAGCCGTAGTGGAGGATGTGGCGGATCGCGGTTTTGTCGGTGTTCCATTCGTGGGTCATGGTGTATTCGAATGGGGCGATGTTGGCGAGGAGGTCGAACTCTTTGGCGAGGTCGTGGGTTTGGTAGTAGGCGAGGACGTAGGGGGTGACCTTTGTCGGTGTGGTGGTGGGGGTGACGTTGTCGTCGCCGATGAACATATCCCGGGAGGTTTCGGCGCCGGCGAATTCGACTCCGATGTTGAAGTGGGGGCGGGCTTGGGTGTGTTCCCACAGGTGGCGTGAGACTTTGAGCGGGTCGTCTCGTTCGATGGACTTCACCTCGGTGTAGCGGGTGTCGGTGAGGTATCCGGTGTGGCCGATGCAGTCGAGCTGCAGTTTCGGGGCCTCGTCGTCGTAGTCCTTGAGGATGCCGCCGCCGCGAATGTGGCCGTCCTCTTCGGCGTAGATCGCGGTCCACCAGGGCACGAAGATGTGTTCTCCGTCGTCGGTTTTCAGGGATGCGATCTCTGGGGTGATGGTGCCTTTGACCCCGCCGTGGCCGTTGACGACGGGGTTGACCTCCGCGTTGGAGAGGGGCACGTTGAAGTTGAGGAACGTCTCAGTGCCATCTCCGTTCATGCGTGTTGCGATGTAGCGCCAGGTCATCAGAGTGTGTTCTCGTCGATCGCTTTTTGGGCGAAGATGATCTGGATGCCAAGCCCGGATTTGTGGTCCATATACACGCCATTCGTGTCCGCTTCGTCTGAGAGGCCTGCCTTGAATCCGAATCGGATTGTTTTGCCACGCAGTTTCTTCGGCACTGTGACCTGATCAATCAAGGGCCACGACGTCCGGTAGTTTCCTTGTGTGCCGGTGGTGTCGAAGGCGAACTGTTGAGTGGCGTACTCAAACTGTCGGCCCTTCGGCCAACCGTGGTCTCGATACTCGTCACCGAACTCCATCCAGTACAGTCCGTGAGAGTTCTTCCCCGACTCACACTTCACGCCCACCCAGTCGGCGCGAATGCTCATATGGGTGGCCCACGGCCTGATGTAGATCTCGGCCGAGTTCGGTGATCCTGAACCGCCGGGGAACATCTCTCCGTACCAGCCACCGTTTGCTCCGTTGTGACGGGAGTTCACGTAGTTGTGGCGGAGATCATTGTCCTCCATGATGCGAGGACGGGAGAACGTTGCGATGTCCGTCTTCGGATCTGCGAGCTCCCGGATGTCCATAAGCATCGCGTTCGTGATCGTCGCGGTGTTCGCCGGCTGGGTGAGGGTGGTGAGGTAGACGTGCGGGTAGGTGATCCCTTCGAGCGTTGAAACCCACTCGTATGAAGTTCGCAAGTCCGTGGCCGGGTTCGTCGGGATACCCGCTTCATACTGTTCGTCATGAACCGCCCAGATGAGATGTTTCACCTGAGCGCCAGATGAACCGGTGGGAGCGACCGGGAAGTCGGTGCTGCTGATCTCGCGGCCGGAGTACGATTGCGATCCACCGTTCTCTCCGAGATAGTCATTCGGAGACGCACACGCCCCTGAGAGGATCCGCACGAACCCTCCCGGAGTGGGAAGAGCAGTGACCCTCATATCCTCGGGCTGGATGACTCCTCTGCCGCCCTTTGTCGACGCATACAGGGAGAGGCGAGCGCCTTCGACGGAGTTCTCTGCACCGTTTCCTACGGCCCACGCTTGGTCCAATGGCATGATCAGTGTCTCCTTTTCAGAGAGTGGTGATGGTTGGCCGCCAGGTGACGGTGAGGGTGGATGTGCCGGATTGGTCTTCTCCGGTGAAGGTGAGCTCGGAGGGTCCGGGCGGGATGGTTATGTCGTTCAGGCGGGTGCCGGGGGTGACGAGGCCCGCGGCGGAGGCCCCGTTATCCCAGAGGATCGTCTGTCGACGGGCGTCGAGAGTGATCGCCCTGTCATAGGCCAGGGACTGTTTGAGGCCGAATTCCCAGCCGGGGCCGGCGGCGTGGGCTTTGCCGATGGGCCCGTGAATTTCGACCTGCACGTCGTGGGTGGGGGTGAGGCCGCCACCGTCTTCGACGATTCCCTGCCTTGTGCCACCCTGAGTGGTGCCCCAGGGGAAGACGATGGGGAACACGAACCCGCCGGCAGCTCCGGGTGTCATCGTCATGGAGTGGACGCGAGCCTTGCCGTCGACCATGTCCGCCGACGAAGGCTGGAAGGTGGCCTTCGCCTTGATCGTTTCGAGGACGAACAGGTCGGTGGCGTCGTCTGGTTTCAGTTCGCGGGGGCGGCCGTAGATGCGGCGGGCGGTGCCGTGCATGTTGAAGTCCAGCGGCAGTTCGGCGCCGGGAGTGTCACGAAGATGCTGCGCGGCCCATGCGTTGGCGAGAGCGAAGTAGTTCTCTGCCGCCTCGGCGGGGGTGGTGCCGGTGATCGTGAAGTCGATGCCCCAGGGTTTCGGGTCGGCGTAGTCGCGGCCGAAGAACACGTTCGCCCCGACCGGGTTGACGATGTCCTGATCCCGCCACGCAATACCTGGGGTGTCGACGCGGGAGAGGTAGACGGCGTGGCCGGACCCGAACCGGTACCCGTCGAGGTCGAACTCGGCGTGGATGAGTGGGTTCATCAGTGTCAGCTCCGCATCAGGTTCGAGGACCGAGAGACACGGCGCTTCGAGTCTTCGTATCCGTTGGCGACAGTGGCGAGGACGTACCCACCCATGTCCTGGTCACCGACCCGCACCGTCAGCTGCACACCCTCGAGCGCAGTCGCGAGGTCTCCGGCGGTGAGTTGGCCGGCGGCCGCGGTGGCGAGCGCGTCGATGGAGGCCTGGTCGAGGCCGAGCGTGGACGGTACGGACCGCATGAGTTGGTTCTCGATCGACACGGACTGCTGGTGAGGAATGACCCTCTCGCCGCCGGAGAAGTCGACGAGCTCCCGGCCTTCCTCACCGACCCAGTGCAGGCCCGGGGTGGCCGAGAGTGTTCCGCGCGCGTACCCGCCGCGGCGGTCGTATGCCTTTGCCAGTGACCCGTACCGAGCCAGGGCGTAGGACATGGAAGCGACGATGTTCGACATCGGGTCGAGAATGTTCTTGTCATACGGTGCTCGGGCGTAGGCACGGAACGTGGGCGGGATGACCTGCATGAGGCCCTGCGACGGGTAACCGCGCTTCGCGTTGATGTCCCAGTTGTTGACCGCGTTCGGGTTACCGCCGGACTCCTGGTTCATGCGCCGCAGAGTACGGCCCACGTTCGACAAGGGCTGGTTCATGAAGTTCAAAGCGGAGATGACCGTCGGCCGCCACCGCTCCACGTTCCCGCCAGAATCGCCCTCACCCTCGGTGAAGGTCTTCGCGTACTCCTTGGCCTGCTTGATCGAGCCGGCGACGACCTTCTCCATCACACCGACACCGAGCTGCCCGGTGAGGGTGTTGCCGTCGAGCTTGTCGGAGTACTTCGCGATGAGTTCCTTACCGCGGCGCCGGGCGGCCTTCTCAAGCTCCTTCTTGATGTCACCTGTGTAAGAGATGTCGCCGAGGATGCCGGCATCCATGGCCCCGCCACCGACGGCCTTACCGCGGTTGTCGGCGTGGAGGTGATCAAAGTGCCCGGCGGCTTTCCACAGGACGAACGCCCAGGGGAATGCGGCCTTGAACGCAGCGATGTTCGCATCGAAGAACCGAGTTTCGATCGCATTCTGGCCGCCAGGACCGTAGTTCACATCGATCGCATTGTCGTCGTAGTGCTGCGAGTTCGGGGAGTGTGTGCCGACAGGGCCGAAGTGAGAATGCTCTCCGACGCGGGCGCCGCGTGCCTTCCACCAGTCGCCGGCGGCGATGATGCCACCACCTGCGTACCCGTCGCGGAACTGTGTCAGGTCTTCACCGCGGAGGGCTGCAGCGTTGACTGCGAACATTCGATCACGTTCGTAGGGGTCGCGCATCGCTTCGGAGACGTACACGCCCTCACCGGAGCGCATCGGCACCAGCTGGTCGTCACCAGACGCGTACGGGGTGTATCCGGGGATGAGTCCACCTCCGGCGAACCCGCCCTTCGGCTTCTTCACCCCGGAGAGCTTCACGCCGACGGAGCCGAAGGACTTGTTGATCTCCTTCGCGAACGAGTTCAGCACATCCGCCGTGTCGTTAAGGGAGCCGCCGACGTCACCGGGGACCTTCTCCATCGTCTTATCGATGCCAGAACGCAGACCCGAGAAATTCGCCTTGCCGCCGCGCTCAATCGCGGAGAACCCGGTATCAGCGGTCTTGCCGAGCGTGCCCAGACGCTTCCCCGCGTCCGTGTCCATGCCGCCCATGGTGGTGTCGACGTCCTTGCGCATGTCGCCGGCCGTCTTCCCGGTGGCCTTCTTGATCGCCGACCACTCATCCGACTGGGTCTTGCCCATCGCCTTGAGGTTCTTCGACTGATCGGAGGCCATGGTCGCGAGGTTCTTCACCTGATTCGAGACCATCCCCGACAGAGCCGTCGACTGCGTGCCAGCCATCGTCGACATCTGCGACGCCAGATCCGCACCCATCGCCGTGAGCCCGGTCGTCATCGTCTCCTGCATCCCCGTCATCGCGGCGGCAGTGCCATCCTGACGAGCCACCAGAGACGCATCCGTGTCAGCGGTCATCTGCAGGTACGCGGCGGCGGTGAGGGCCTGCATCGACGTGAGAGCTTCCTCAGTCGTCGCGACAGTGTCCTCCCACGACACATCCGCACCCTGCTGCGACCCAGCAAGATCAGTCGGACCCTGCGAGGCCGCGAGCGACGACCCGTACTCCGAGGCCGAATCCGCCGAGGCGAGCGCGGGGGTGGTGGCGTAGTCGGTGGGGATCGGGCCGAGTGCGGTCACGGGTGGGACGGCGGCGAGGCCGAGCTTCGCTGCGGTGTCCTGGATGCGGGTGATGCCGTCGAGGAGGCTGTTGTCGAGGCCGTCGACGGTGTCGATGCCGCGGGCGTACATGACCGTTGACGGGGAGTGGATGCCGAGAGCCTTCCTGAGGGAGTTCTCCATGCCCTTGGCGATCTTCTCGATCGTCTTCTCGACGGCCTTCTGCTGAGATTCGAGTCCTTTGACCAGTCCGGCGGCGGCGTTGACTCCACCGGAGTAGAACCCTTCGGTGACGTAGGCGCCGGCCTGTTTCGAGTACTTCGCGATGTCCTTGTAGGAGGCGTTGATCGACTGCACGTCCGACGAGGAACCTTTGAGGAGTTCGTCGGCCATGGTGATCGACTCGTCGATGGAGCCCGCGCTGGCGACTTCCTGCAGGATCGCGCCACCGTAGCCCTTGCCGGCGAGCTTCTTGAGCTTCCCGGCCAGACCCTTCACCTTCGCCGCGGCGGCGGCCGCGTTCGTGCGGACACCGGAGACTCCGGTGGTCTGTTGCCAGGTGCCGTTCTTGTCCTGAGCCCACTGCGAGGACACATCGAGCTCGTACGCGCGACTCTGGATCGACGACGACACAGAGTTCTGGATCTGCTTGAGCTCGTCGAGTTTGTCCTGCGCCTTCTCCGTCTTCGCTTCGAGCTTGTCGAGCGAGGAGTACAGCGACTTGAGCGACTTCTCGTAGCCGCGGGCGTCGATGCCGGCACGGCGGCGAGCGCTGCGGGAGAGGTCGTCGTTGCCTGCGAGGGTTTTGAGTCGGTCGACGGCGGAGTATCCGCCGGACAGTGACCCGGTGACCTGGTCGCGGATGTCGCCGCGGCGGATGTCGGTGCGCAGTTCGGTTTGGAGGTCGCGGACTCGTGCGCGGCGTTCGCGTTCTTCCTTGCGGCGTTCGGCAGCGGCTTCGCGTTGCTTCCTGGCGCGTTCCTTGGCGTCGTCGGACTTCGACGAGGCGATGCCGCCGGCGGCCATGGGGAGGGTTCCTGGCATGCGCTGCAGGGCCTCGGCGAGGATCTTCCAGGAGCGTCGGGAACCGTCGAGGGGGACGTAGGCTTCGTCGACGTCCATGCGGTCGCCGACGACGCGCCACGTGTTCGGGTGCACCATTTCGGCGATGGGGGCCATGGGGCGCAGACCACCGTCGGCCATGTATTCGAGGATTCCGCCGTCGGCTTTGAACTTCTGGACGTTCTTGTTCTTCGGGTCCGAGGAGTAGACGGTTTCGTCGCCCTCTTTGCGGATGTGGACCTCGTTGACCCTGACCCAGACGGTTTTGTCCTTGATGCCGTCGATCCACTGCTGTGTCTTCTTGAGCTTCGAGATCGCTTCGCCGGTGTTGATCTTGACGTCGGTCTCGATCTCGTCCGGTGTCTTCACCAGCTGGTCGACGTACTCCTCGGCCTTCTTCTTCGACCCGAAGAACGCGGTCGCCTGGTCGACGAGCTCGTCGCGCAGTTCCTTGTGCTTCTTCGCCGCATCGTCGGCGGACATGCCGTTCTCGATGTTCGCCGCCGTGGCTTCGTTGATGTTGCGGGCGGCGGAGTCGAGCATGTCGTTGTTCTTGCGGCCCGCCTCGGTGGAGTCATCGATCGACGTCTTGCCGGACTTGATCGCTTCCTCGAGGTCATCGAACGATGCTTCGACTTCACGGTTGGCTTTGCGGGCGTCGAGCTGCGCGGAACCGAACCCTCGGATCTCGTCGGCGAGGGACTTGATCTTGTCCTCGGTGGTCTGCGCGGTCGCGCCGAGCTCGGAGATCGCGTCGGCGTTTCCGTTCGCGGCGGCCTCTGCCTCGAGCATCGCCGGGGAGATTTCACCGTAGGCGATCTTGAGCGCGATCGACTTCTTCTCCGACTCCGACATGGAGTTCGTGAACAGTCCAGCCGCCTCGGCGAGCGCGTACGTCTGCTTCTGGTATTCGGGGAACTGGTCGAACGTCTCCTCGAGCGGTACGCCCAGGGCTCGGCCTTCGTACATGACCGCTTTGAACCCGTCCTGCGCGGACTGCAGAGATCCGCCGGTGGCTAGGTCGGTGACGGCCTTGTCCATGTCGCGGAACGCCTTCGTGGCCTTCTCCGCACCGGACTCGACGCCGGGAATCCACCCGAGACCAGTGTTGATCTTGTCCGAGAACGTGGAGTTGTAGAGCCGGTCGAAGGCCCCGGCGAGGTTGTCGACCTCGGTGAAGGTGCCCTTCGTCTTCTCACCGACGACGGATACGTCTTGCAGTTCACGGTTGATGCCTTTGAGGATCTTCTCCGCGTTGCCGCCACCGTTGACGATCGCTTCCATGAACGCAGTCGGCGTGGTGTCGCGTTCCAGCGACTGCATGTGCTGAGAAGCAGCCGCGGCGGCAGTACCAACAACGAGGAGACCCGCACCAGCTGCAGCGGCGACCTGTCCGACCTTGCCCAGGTTGCCCATGAGGTCGGGGAAGTCCTTCTTCAGCTGCTTGAAGCCGTCGATGACGTCGAACACACGCGGGGCGAGGACGAGGAACCCGCCAGCGGCGAGCGCCGTACCGCCTGCGAGGACGCCGAACGCGCCCGCGGACTCCTTCACCGGCTGTGGGAGGTTGCCGACCCAGTTCGCGAGCGTCTCGACACCTTCAGCGGCGTCAGCGACCACGGGGAGGAACACTTGGCCGAACCCGATCGATGCGTCCTTGATCGCGTTGCCGGCGATGCGGACCTTCGACTCGGCGGTGTCGTAGCGTTTGTTCGCTTCCTCGATGAGGGCGATACCGCGCACGTACTCGTCGTTGCCGGACGCGATCGCATCCTTGAGCACCTCGGATGCACCGGAGAGACGCAACAGAGCATCCGATTCGCGGATGCCCGTGATGCCGAGCTCACTGAGAGTGCCGTTGACGTTCTCACCTGAGGCTTGGGCTTGGCCGAGGCCCTTGACGAAGGTGGTCAGTGCGCCGGCGGCGTCGGTCTCCCAGGCGGTGGAGAACTCGTCGGCGGACATGCCGGCGGTGCGGGCGAACAGTTCGAGCCGGTCTCCCTGACCGGAGACCTCGTTGCCCATCTTCTTCATGACCATCGAGATCGCAGTACCGCCAGCCTCAGCGTCGATACCGACCGAGGACAGGGCGGCGGCGAGGCCGAGAACATCACCCTCGGTGAGGTTGGCCTGCTTGCCGGCACCAGCGATACGCAGACCCATCTCCACGATTTCGCGTTCAGTGGTGGCGAAGTTGTTGCCGAGACCGACGACTGCGGCGCCGAGGCGGCCAGCATCGTTCTGGCTCGTGCCCATGATGTTCGAGAACCGTGCCAGCGACGTCGCTGCCTCATCGGCGGAGAGGTTCGTCGCCTCTCCCATGTTGATCATGGACTTGGTGAACATCAGGACGTTGCCGGTCTTGATGCCCAACTGGCCGGCGGCCTCGGCGACGGCGGCGATCTCCGTGTGGGTGGCCGGCAGCTCCTTCGACGCGAGCCGGCGCAGACCCGATTCGAGGTTGCCGAGCTGCTTCGCGGACCCGTCGACGGTCTTCGTGACACCAGTCCAATCGGACTGCCACGACATCGCCGCCCTGGTGGCCAGGCCGAATCCTGCTGCGGTTGCCGTTCCGAACCCGAGAGCGGCCTTACCGGCCGCGTCCCACGCCTGGGGGTGCTCCCTGGCTGACTTCTCCAACGCGGACAGCTGCGCACGCGCAGGCGAAATGCCGTTGGCGTTGAGGTCACGCAGAGCGCTCTTCGCCACACGGGTGCCAGTGACGACACCAGTGGAGTCGAGCGAGAGCTTCCACGCTGCAGAACGATCAGCCAAGGGTCACCTCCTCAGTTAGTCGCGGTTGGGGGTTTGAGCTGCGCGGACCACACGAGCGCGTCGGGAACGTCGTACTCGCGGTCCTTCTGGAACTGCCGCAACGCGGTCGTTGCATGGCATCTGGCCGGTGGGGGCACATCGAAGCGTCCGACGTTCTCGATCGCCTGGCAGACGTCCTTCGGGTACCCGCAAATCGGGCAGAGACCCGCCCGATACTCGGCGAGCGAGAGCATCCAGTTCCGCTGTGTCTCGTCCCACTCGGGTTCGGCCTGGGACGAGAGGAGCCGACCATCCTCGTCATAGACGTAGGTGACGGTCGGCTCCCAGCCGTTGAAGCGTTTGACGCTGATGCCGAGGCGTTCAGCCGCCTCGGCTTCGCGTCTTAGTTCCGGATCACGGCGGAGGCGATCGACGAAAAAGGGATCGCTGTCGCACCCCGGTTGATGTTGAGGGCCGCCATCGCGAACTCGTTGAACTGGGCATCAGTGAATTCGTCGGCCTCTTCGGCCCAGTCATCGCCGGTGAAGTCGACCTTCTCGCCAGTGGCCTTGTTCCAGGCGTCAACGATCGACAGTGGAATGAGTTCGTCACCGAACGTATCGGTGTTGACGCCGAACGCGGTGTCGACGTCGTTGTCCTCACGCGGAGGATGGTTCGCGACCACCTCGGCGTACTTCGCACGTTTGAGCGCCTTGAGCTTCACACAGACTGTGGACTCGTCCATCTGCGACTCGATCGCCTGGATCTTCTCCGCCTGCTCGCGGATCTCCTTCGAGTACGCGGAGTTCAGACGGTCAGAGGCAGACTGGACGCGGTTGAGTCGCTCGAGCTCCTGAGTGGCAGCTTCGTGTTCGGCGAGCAGATCGAGGTTCGTGACGACGTTGACGACGGTGGTGGGGCGGGTTGTGCCGAGCTTCGACATGGTGCTTCTCCTGTTCTCTCCTGTGTGGTGTGGATGGTGGTGCCCTGGCCGTGCGTGGACAGGAGAAAAGCCACGCACGGCCAGGAGTTGGGGAGGGTCAGGCCCCGGCGGCGAGCGCCACGTCCGTCTTCACCTCGGCGAAGATGAACTGCGGGATCGTCGCGCGAGTGACGGAGTTCGCCTCCGGCGCGAGAACCTGCTTCTCACCGGCCGTGGCCGGGTAGATGCTGACCTTCTGGTCAGTGGCGAAGTCGTCCTCGTAGGCGACGCCGATGCGCTCGACGAAGTAGCCCTGGGCGCCTTCGACGATCGTCTCGACGGCCTCGTTGGAGTCCGCCGCGTTGTCGGAGTTGGTGTTGTCGATGACGGTGATCGACAGGCCCGGAGTCTTTCGGCCCGGGCGTCCGAACTCCTGGCGGGAGCACAGGCGCGGATCCGGGATCGTTGCCTGCTCCTTCGTCGGGTTCCACCCGTCACCGGTCAGATAGCAGCTGATGTCGAGAGCACCCTCTGCAGTGACTTCGGTGACGGTGGGATTCGCGGTATCGGCGATCGCAGGAACCCAGACGACCTTGAAGTTGCCGTCCGCCGGCGTCGATGGAATTTCAGCCATGACATGGCCTCACTTTCTTGAGTTGGCCCGAGCCGGCTTCGACTCAGGTGTTTCGGTGGCGTCGGCGGATGCCGCAGCCGGAACGTCCGACTTCTGGCTGTCATCGGACGAACCCTGCTCGACCGGGGCAGCCAGTCGGGCAGGGACGTTGGGGACGTGATGTTTCGGCGGTCGCGGATTGCGAGAGCGCGGGTAACGGTCGGAGTTGACCAAGGTGAAGGTCTTCCCGATCCGGGGGTCGGTCTCGGGCACGTCGAACTGGTGCTTCGTCGACTTGTCCTTGACGCGGACGAAATAGGGCATGAGCGCCTCCGGGTATGCGAAAGGCCCCACCGATCGGTGAGGCCTTGTGGGTGTGGTCGGGATCAGGCCCTGGCGGCCGTGAGTTCCCACTCGATGACGGTGTAGACCGGGTGACGGTTCGCCGAGGTGAGCGTGATCGAGTCGTCCTCGACGATGTCGCGAGTGTTGAGCCTGCGGATCGGGGACAGGGACCATCCCTCAGCTGCAGGGCGGGCGCCCTCGACGATGGGGTCGAGTTTGTCGGCCTTGACTCTGACCGAGGTGAAGGTGAGTCCGGCGATGGTGACGGTGATGCGTACGCGTTGCGCGTGCCTGGTGCCGGCCATGGAGCGGGATAGGGTGTTCGGGATGTGGATGCGTGCGACGACCCAGGGGAACGCGTCCTCGACGTACTGGCCCTTCTCGTTGGGTTTGACCGCTTCGAACAGGGTTCCGTTCGGGAACACTTCTTCGATCGCGTCGGTGAGGGCGAGGATGCTCACAGGGCATCACCGAGCTTGCCAAGGAAGTCGTCGATGGTGTCGAACTCCCGCTCGACGGGTTCGTCGAAGTCGAGAGTTCCGCCGCCACCGTTCGCGCCACCGAAGTAGGCGATAGCAGCGCCGGGCCCGCCGCCGGGATTCTTCCCGGTCGGTTTGTCGTTCTCGGGGCCGATCTCCACCTCGGTGGTGTTCTTCCGCTTCGTGGTTTCGTAGCTGATCTTCTTCGCGAACTGCTTGAAGTACTTCGAACCTCGAGCGTCTTCCTGCAGGTTCTTCTTGATCTGCACGGCACCTTTGACCAGCACGGCTTCGGCTTTTGAGCGAACATCGGAGTCGAACTGGTCGAGAGCATCGACGAGCTTCTGAGTCTCTGAGGTGTCCAGTGGCATGTGGTCCTCCTCAGTCCGCGATGTAGTCGACGAACACGCGGTAGGCGGTGGCGAACGTCTTGAACGGGGCTTCCTGGGTGATGCGGAACTTCCGGCCCGTGAGCATCGGGTCCATGCGGGATGCGGTGATCTCGACGATGTCGCCGACGTTGATGCGGTACGCACCCACAGGCAGGTGCACGGACATGCGCTGCACGGTCACCGTGGCCTCGGCCGCAGTCCTCGACTGCTCGTAGCCCTCGTAGGACTGCAGCTTGCACTTGCCGGTGTACACGTCGGAGTAGACCGGCACGACCTTCCCGGTCTCCCGGTCGGTGGTCTCGCCGGTGACTCGGCGGATGAGGCACTGATCTTGCATCAGAGCCTCGGCGCGGCGACGGCCACGCAGAGTGGCGGCGCGGGCCCGGGCGCTCACAGCGAGTTCACCACGGCCACGGCACCGCCGAAACGCTTCCGCAGTGCCCTGCGGGTGCGTTCAGGCAGATCCATCGGAGTGACCTGCTCGATGCCCTCCCCGGAGGTGGCGTAGGCCTCCCGGTAGTCGTCGACACCGATGGAGGATATGCGCCCGTTCTGCAGATCCCAGCCGCCCTCACGGGAGGCAATGAGACCGGCGATGACCATGGACACGCAGAGTGTCTGAATGTCCCGCGGGATCTCGTCGTATCCGTGGAAGTAGGTGATCGTCAGGGTCGGCAGGTTACGGCCGCACGCCCAGCCTTGCGCCCGGTACGCGCCGTTCGCCGTGACCCGGTATGAACGCGGGTCGACGAGGTCACCGTCGGCCAGGATCTCGTCAATACGACGGACCGGGGTGCCGGGCAGATTGAGCAGCCGCTCATTGAGCCCGAGCACCTCGACCGTCGATGTGTCAGCGAGGATGCCTGTGCCGGCCGCCGAGGTGATAGCCGACGATGCCGACGCGATGAGCTCATTGACCGTTGCGGTCTCGGACTCTTCGAACGTCTCCCCGTAGAGGGCGAGCGCGTCTGGTGTGATCAGCATCGTCAGTCACCTCCTCATTCGTCGAACAGTGCGCGGATCTCGTTCTGCTTGAGTCCGTCGAGCTGTTCCTCGGCGAACCCCTGAGCGAGTGCGTAGTCGTACCAAACTTGCTTGGAGGCGTTTCCGCCGGGTTTGGTCTGGGCTTCGGTGGAAGTCTCCGGTGATTCTTCGTCAGAATCTTCCACCTGCTGCTCTGTCTGTTCTTCCTGGTCAGCGGCGGTCTCTTCGCCGTCGGTGGAATAGTCCTGCGCGTCAGCGTCAGAATCTTCCACCGCTACGACGTGGCCGCCGCCGATCAGCCCGGAGGCGACCGACGGGGCCACGTCGACGATGAGACCGTTGGGCCCCTTCACAAGCGTCATCCGAGATCACGCCCCGCCGCCGGCATCGGCACCGGTGTAGACAGCGATCGCCTTCGGACGAACAACCTTGCCGCCGTACACGTGGAGGCCACGCAGACGGTCAGCGAACTTGTTCTCCGCACGCATCGCCTCGGTCTTCTGGATCTGCGAGACGTAGGCGAGCGCCGAGCGGTGCATGGCCACGACCTGCGGGACGTCGGTCTGGGGCAGGTTCTCCGACCCGTATCCGTCGAGTCGGAGGAGCTTGCCGAGGGATGCGTTGCGCAGCCCGTCGGTCGATCCCGACTGGTCGGAGTTGGTCATCTTCGAGTCGTGCTCGAAGAGGAGCGCCTCGAACTCGGCGTTCGCGACGAACACACGGTTCTCCTTGGGCACGGCCGCCTTGTTGAGTGCCTTGACGAGGTCGCGCAGAACGTTCCACGCGGTCTTGGCGTCGGCGGCCTCGGCACCGGGTGTGACTGCGGTGCCGTTGGTGACGGCGAGCGCGGCGAGGAACTTGTCGGCGTCCTGGACGAGTCCGTCGGAGGCCGACTTGGTGTACTCGTTGAGGTTGCCGGCGGCCTGGGCGCGGTCGATGTCGTCGACGTAGAAGTCGAAGCTCTTCTCCTGGTCGACGAGGATGTCGAGCCCGGTGTCGTCGATGTCGTCGGCGGTGGTGGTGCGGCCGGCGGCCTTGTAGTCCTTGATGGTGATCGGGACGGGGCTGGTGATGTGCAGCGTGTTCCCGGAACGGAGATCGCCCTCGTACTCGCGGTTAGTGAGTCCAGCCCACACGGCGGTGTTCTGGAACTCGACGAGCATCTTGGATGACCAGATCTCCGGGATGAAATTGGTAATCGCCATGGCGATCTTCCCTTCTGGTTATGACTGCCCCGGTTGGGCGGTCAGGCTTCGACCCGGCCTTCGTCGTAGGCCTTGGCGATCTCCTTCGGAGACATGCCAGCGAGGTCTTGTTTGGTCAGCTTCTTCTTCCGTGGCTGTTTGCCACGCCCGGAGTCGAAACTGGCGTTGCCGCCTTGCGCGGCGAGTTCGGGGTTCTCTTCCAGGAGGTCAGTGATGGCTTCCTGGATCTGATCGGTGTCGACGTCCCCGTTTTCGTCGACATCGAAGTCTGTGAGGTCGAGGAGTTTGATCGCGAGGGCGGGGTTGCGGAGCTTCCCTGCCGCTGCGGATTTCACCTCGGAGCGGATGACGCGGGCGTTGGCGGCGGTGATCGCCTCGGCGCGGGCTTCTGCGCGTGCGGCCTCGAGCTCGTTCTCCTCGGGCGTCTTGTCCTTCGCGGCGAGCTGTCGTTTGAGTTCAGCGATCTCGGCTTCGCGTTCCTTCGCGAGCTTCTTCGCGTCATTGCGGGCAGTCTTCATCCGGTCGAGGGCCTGCTTGCCCTTGTCGCCGAGGTCGTCGGCGCCGGCTTCGTCGTCCGAATCGTCTTCGTCGTCACTGATCTGGTCGCCGCTCGGGTCAGGATCCTGATTGTCGTTCGGCTGGTCTTCGTGCTCATCGTCGTCGTTCGGCTTGAGCTGCGGTTCCTCGTTGGGTTTGAGGGTGGCCATTGTGTTCTCCTCCTGCTTTGCGCATGGTGGGGACCTCCACGCTTGCCGTGGAGGTGGGGAAATCTGTGGGGTCAGACGAAGTAGCCGTACTCGGTGAGCAGGCTGACGAACCGTGTCTTGTCCTGGCCGGAGCGGCGGAGGATCTCGTCGACGGATAGGCGGCGTTTTCCGGCTCGGCCGGCATCAGACGAGATGCGGAAGTATCCGCGTTTCGTGACACCTTCACTGGTGAACCTGCCTGAGGTGGTCATGCCGCGGCGGGAGTTGATGACTTGGTTCATGTCGGCGCCGTTGCGGATCGCCTCGGCGCCGGCTTTCGTGTAGATGCGATCCTGCTCCGCAGCGGACAGTGCGTCGAATGCTTCGTACGGGTCCGTGGCGAAGGTGTCGGCCATGGACTCCCGGGCTGGGATGTGGACGCACCGGCAGTGCGGGTGGCGGAGGAACCCGGTGTTCCACGCGTAGTACTGGCCTGCGAGCACCGAACACCGTGCGCAGCACCCGGCCGACGCCATACGCACGTACCCGACCTTCTGCCGGGCAGATCCGATACGAATCTGTGACGAGGCACGGCCGGCGTCAGCGATTCCGTACTGGACGAGCTTTGACAACTCCACCATCCCGGTCTGCATGGCCTCGTTCGTCGAATACCCTCGCCCGATGTGGTCGAGCGCGTGGTAGGCGACACCGGCGAGCGCCGCATCGAGAGTTGCGCCGGTTGCGGGCATGGTGCCGACGATCGCTTCCTTGCGAATGCGTGCGTCGATGGGGTCGATGTTCTGTTCGTTGAACGCGAGGTCGAGGGTGGTGTCTGCTGAGTCGACGGAGCGGGACTGGGCGACCATCAGTGCGGCAATGACCGAGGTGGACAGGATTTGCCAGGAGGAGACGATGGAACCGGGGTTGACCTTCTTCCACGCCCCTGCGGCCCGGATGAACGCGGCGTTCGTCAGCTCAGCTGTGGCCTGTTTGTGGCGAGACGCTGCACGGACGACGTCGGCGGTGCTCATAGTTGCTCGTCGACGTCCTGGGGCTGCTCAGACTGTCCGGTGGTGGTCATGCGCTGGATGACGCCGAGCGGGTCCTGTTCCTGCTCTTCCTTGATCATCTTCATGACCCGGTCAATCTCGTGCGGAGGTAGACCGTCCTGCTCGAGCAGGTACTTCATGGGGTAGCCGAGCTGCTTCTTCTTGAGCAGAGCATCAGCACGCTGCGCATCCGACCGGTACTGCGGGTCGGCCCACATCGGGGTGCCGGCCCCGATCTGGTCGGCTTCCTTCTCCGAACGGCCCATCGCCAGCGCGGTGAGGTAGTTGATGGTGCGCACGTCTTGGTTGACGAAGAGGATCGACTGACGGGCGCGGGAGACGAGACCGGCCTCAGAGATCGTCAGCGCCTCGGCGGCGGTGTTGACCATCTTCCCGGACAGGTAGTGTGGCGGGGTGCGGGTCTGAGCGGCGATGTGCTCGACGGCCTGCTGGGTGACCTCGAGGAACGGGGCGATCTGTGCGGCCGACCACTCGTGCGGCTCCGCTTCATCGCTATCGATCCACAGGATCTTCTCCCCGGTGAGGGAGTCGAGATCGAGGGGGCGAGTCATTCCGGTGTCCTGGCCGTCGTTGCCGAGGATCGGCACCGTCGGTATATCTGCTCCGGTGATGATCCGCTGAGGCAGAGAAACCATGTCGAGAGCGTTGAGCAGGTACGCCCAGGTGAGGTTGATCGCGTCCTGCATGGCCATGACACCCGAGATCTCTGAAATCGGCTGGTCAGGGCGGAGGAACGACCGGTTCTTCATCTCCACGATCGGCACCTGGCCGAGCGGATTCCGTGCCGGCCACGTATCGTCAGTGTTGAAGTGGCGAGGCTCCCACCCGCGCCCAGTGTCGACAGGCCGACCCTGCCGCATCTCGCGGTCCTCCGAGGTCTTCCGCTGGAACTTCCACACCTGGTCAGCGGTGTACAAGGTCGCGTACTCCCACGAATCATCAGCCCACATGATCAGCGCCGCGCGCCGTTCACCCGTGGCCGGGTCCTCGTCAACGATGGTGAGCTCGGGGTGTTCGAACGTGATCCTGGGCCGATCCGCACGCTTCGTGGGCGCGACCAGCGCGAACGCACGCGCAGCCGCGGAGCGGACGGCGAGCGCCTCCTGGATGCCGGCGTCGGCTCCGGTGGCTTCCCAGGCGCGCGCGAGCTCCGTGTCGGCGCCGAGCTTCCCGGCGGGACGTAGGCCAAGGTAGACCATGCGTTCACCGACGGCCTCGACAACGGGGGCGCACCAGTTGTCGGTGAACCCGGCGTAGCGTTTCTGGAAGCTCTCCTTGAACTTGTCCGAGGCGAAACGGAGACGGCCGGTCTCGCCGGTGAGGTAGTTCATGCGCTTCGTGATGTCGCCGCGGCGGTACTGCAGGTCCTGGGAGAGACGGTCTGTCATCTGCTCGGCCTGCTCGACGCTCAGTGTGGGCATGTCACCTCCATTTCGTCGATGTGCCGGTGTAGATCGTGGACTTCTTCGTGTTCTTCGCTCCCGATTTCACCGCGTCGAGAGTCGCCTGATGGGCGAGTACTGAGGACATGGTGAGGTCGATCTTCTGATCCTCGGACGCCTTCTTGATGTAGTACTTCCCGTGGCCACCGACAGCGGATTCGACTGCGTTGCGGATGTGGACGGACACTGTCTCGTCCCCGTCGTGGGAGAACTCGGACTCGGGGTCGACGACGGTCATTTTGAACGCTTCGAGCGCCTCGAACATCTGGCCGAGGCGGTTGGTGGCGAACTCGACGATCACGTCGCCGTACTTCGCCGACCACTCCGCGAGCTCCGTGCGGTAACCGAAGGGGTCGAAGTAGGCGCGGACGACTTCGTACTCGGAGAGGATGTCGGCGAGCGCCGCATCGACCTCGAGGCGAGGAATGCGTCCGTCCCACTTTCGCGGATCCCAGATCGTGGCGCGGGTGCCGTTGTGATACCTCGGCGTGAACTGGTGGAAGTCGAGTGTCTCGGCGCGGAAACCGGTCCAGTCGTTCGTCTCCGAACCGTCGAACCCGAGGCAGATCTTCGTGCGCGGCTTCACCTGAACTCGCGGTTCGGCTGCGCGGAGGTCCCAGACGGTCTGTTTGATCCAGTGGGCGGAGCCTGCGACGATGCGGTTGCCGTAGAAGCGTTCCGCCTCGGCGGGGTGCTCGCGCATGAGGTCCTTCGCGGTTCGCTCAATGCTGCGAAGATCTACCCAGGGGGAGAACTGGTAGTTGTAGCGGAAGATCTGCATCCGCTCATCCGGTTTCTCGAAGTCGAGGTGCTTCGGTGGTGGGAAGTGGTGGACGTAGACGTCGTCGAGGCCTGACTCCATGGTGTCCTTCTGCAGCCAGGACGACTCTGCCGGGTCCGGTGGGTTAGAGGACTCGACCATGCGGCCGCCCATGCCTCCGAGGCCACGGATCAGGGTGCGGTTGAACTTCCGCATCTTGTTCGAGTCCGTGTACAGGCCCGTCTCATCAGGGAACGCAGCGGAAATGCGTGCGCCGAGCTTCGAATCAGCCTTCGAGGTGACGATCTCGATTTTTGAGTCGCGGTTGCCGTTCGGGTGGCGGATGAACTCCTCGCCGGTCTTCGGGATGATGTTGGCCAGAGGCCCGAAGTCGATCATCGGGACGAGGGCGCCCCATGTGTTTTCCACCTGATCTTCGACGACGGCGGCGAGCTGGATGCGCGGAGTGGCGCGGGGTCGACCCATCGGCTCACCAGGCATGAAGTCGTATTCCCACCCGCAAGGACAGCCGTGCTCGGCGCACCGGTACGTCTCACCGCCGGTAGCGAACCCGTCGAACTGAGACGGACCCACGAACTCGATCAGCGCGTGCCCGGCGATTCCAGGCGATTTTCCAACCTTCTGCGCCGCCACCCAGGCTGAACGCTGGTAGTGGAACGCTGAGGCGCGCTCACCGCGCTGCGCGTCCGGGCGGACGATGTAGTGGTTGGCGAGGAAGATCTTGTGATCGATCGTCGGCTCGAACATCTCACCGGACATGTCCCCGTCCGGGACCACGGCGTGATTCGCGAGCCAGTCCGCAAGGAAGTACCCCATCGTCTTGATGGGGTGAGGGATCGAGTAGTTCGGGCGCGGGACCTTCCGATCAGCCTGCACCGTCGTCACCCGCAGACGGGAAGAGATCCGCGATCTGCTGAGCGGTCGACTTGCGCGGCTTCGCCTCGGCGGCCGGCGCCGACTCCTCGGACTTCTTCTGCAGCTCTTCCGTGGAGGCGTAGCGCCACTTGTGACGGGCCATGCCGGAGAGGTTCACGCCGAGGTCTTCGGCCATGATGCGCATCTGCGTGAGCCGCGAAGCCGGAACGTCGAAGTTCTCCGTCTCGATCGACACGAGCAGACGCACGTAGATCGCGAGCGTCACCTGCTGGTGCTGGGACTCCCAGACGATGGACTGACCCATCTTCCAGAACTGCCGCCACAGCTCCCGCTCACGATCAGTGAGACCAGGCTTGAGCGGCCAGTTCGGAGTCCGCCGGCGGTCGACACGCTCGGGCAGCTTGACCCATCCGTCCTCGTTCCGACGCTGACGGTACGAATTCAAGTCGGCCGGCGGTCCGCTACGTGCGCGTGCACCTCCTGATGTCATGGTCTGAACCTCACTTCCGGCACCCTTGCGGCACCATCAAAGCGAGGCATTGCGCCCCGCTGTGCGACATGAAAAGACCCGTTCTGACCTGGGGTTTCGGGATTTTTTGAACCCGATTTTCGTTTTTTAACCCTCCCCGGCGGTCTCTGTATTTCCGGGCCGAGGGGGTCATCCCCCGGGGTCTATACCGACAGGACGACTTGCCTAGTAGGGTTGCCGGAATCCTCCGGGCTGGTGGGCTGCTGTCTCCGCCGAGTGGCACGGTTTGCACAGGCCCCGCCCGAAGCTCGGGTCGTTCGGGTTCAGTCCTGCGTCCTCGAGCTCACGACGTGAGCGAGGATAGTGATCGGCCTCGGTGGATGGTCGACGATGACACAGGATGCAGATCGGATCACGTGCGAGCACTGCCTCGCGGAAGGTGCGGCGGTGCTTGCGGCCATAGCCTCGAGCAGTGGGCGATCCACGCAGCCTCTCGGCGTCACGGGCACAGTCAGCGCAGAGCCTCACGCCTTTGTCGACGAGGTTCGGGCAGCCGTTGCCGTTGCACACCTTCTTCACTGACTGCCTCCGAACATGACAGAAGGCCTGACCGGAGAACCGTGTCAGACCTTCATCGCCACCTCTGGTGACTCTACGAGAATTGTATGGGACAGATGTCTGAAAGTCTATGCCCGCAAGGATCTCGCCTTGCGGCGTGTCGTTCTAGTCAGCACAGCACGAACATCACCGAGGCGATACAGCTTCGTGCCTCGTTGATCGTGACCAACAGCGTTGAGCATCACACGATCATGACCATCACGGCGACTCGTCCACTTCCGTGCCTGCTCATAGGTGATCTGCTCACCAGCCGCACGCAGTGTGTCGACCACACGAGACAGTGGTGCCTCGAATGCCTCGATACGCCGGAGCCCCTCACGCCTCCGGGCCCGCACATCCACCTGGGCCTGGCACCTCGGGCACACCGTCACGTCCTCCCCGATGATGGGCCACAGCTCCACACCGCAACCACCTGTCGGACACACGCCAGCGAACACACGTTCAGGTGGAATGTCGATCTGCTCCAACGCCTTGAGGCACTGCTCGAGCAGACGGTCATGCCACTCCTCAGCCTGCGCATGCTTGACCACCCAGTCACGCAACGGATCCAGGCTGGCCACCAACTGCGGCACCGACAGCATCCGATGCACTGGCCGCTCCTGCTCTGACACCCAAGCAGCGAGCATCGACCTGAGCACCTCGGTGATCCGATCAGCCACCTCGGCGGCACCGATGCGGAACACCATCGGCACAGCATCCGACGACCGGCGCTCACCCTGCGGAGTGGTGGCGTCCTGCCTCAGCTTCGTCACCTCCAACTGCTGCACGATCGGAGCACACATGCGCACCAGCTCAGGCAATGATGCCGACCGAACATCACGGGCATCCCACATCGTCAACGTCCTCTCAGTTCTTTCTCGATACGACCACTCACCCAATCGCGGGGCCGCCACACATCCACGTCCTCACCGACCAGCAACAGGGTGGAGATCCACACCTTCTGCTCGGCCGATGTCGTGCCCGTCTCCGACTTCAACTCACGCCAGATCACACGACGCTGCTTCGGGTGCACCAACACCAGATCCGGGAACCCCGGTGTCGATCGACGCGAGTCGAAAGTGTGATAGCTGAGCCAACCCATCTGCTTCGATAGCTCGATGATCTGATCCTGCAGCTGGGTCTCCGACATGGCCTTAGCTTGGAGAGCCCGGTAATCCTGTACCTTCACCGCTTCCTCCTCTTCCGCTTCTTCTGAGCAGGAGAGTTCACAAGGGCGACAGGTGGCGCCGACCGTCCAGACCCAGCCCTGCCCGTACCGTCACGTGCCGAACCCTTACCGTCCCGACCCGACCCGGCATATCCAGATCCTGGATGCACACGACCTGCTGGAACCTGCTGGAACCTGCTTGGTGGCTCTGCGGGGTCACACTCCGACTGGTTGGTGTCGGGCGGTCCCTTCGGTCCAGAGCCGGTGTCTGCGGGGTCTGACTCCGCCTGGGTGGCGGATAGTCCCTCGGACCAGACTGTGTTCACCGCGGGGTCATCACACGACGGGTTGCCGTGCGGTCCCTCGGGCCGGTGAACGTCTCCCGCGGGGTCACGCTCCGCCTGGGTGGCGGGCTGTCCCTCGGACCGGGATGCAGGGTTCTCAGGTGTCCTCTGTGCTGCGGTGCCGGCGTCACGGCCGGGCGGTACACGCCCGGCTCTCACGTCGGCTTCGGCAGTGTCGGGGAGGACGATGTTATGGGTGATCACGTACTCGTGGGTGCGCAACCACTCCAACGTCTTCGGTTTGAAGTAGGGCTTCTTCGGCGGGGGCATCATCTGCTTCTCACGATGAGCCCGCGGCGTATCGAGCAGGGCCGCGTTGCATCTGCCGCAGGCGACCACCATGTCTTTTGGTGACTGCACCTGCCTGTCCAGATGGTCGTACGTTCCTGCCTTCTGGCCGCGCCGGTCGCCTTGGAAGTTGACGACGAGGCCGCAGTAGCGGCACGCGTCACCGTCGCGGAGGCGCACGGGGATCGTGAGTGCAGGGTTCGAGTTGTCGAGCTTGCGTTGGCGTTCCCATTCGATCTCCTCTCTCGTTCGCATGTGGATGAAGGTGTCGTCCTCGATGAGCTTGTAGGCGCGTCGGCCTTCCCCGTCAGCCACCTCGGTGAGGTAGCCGGCGGCAATAGCGACACTGATCAGCTCAGCGGCCCGGGAATGGCCTGCCATCTGCACGGCGGTGCCGTGGCTGATGACGTAGTCGGTGAGATGGGCGGTGGACTGCAAGGCGCAGCGGAGGACGAACCCGAATGCCTCATTGACCAGCCGGTCGTCGACCCTCTTGTCTTCGAGGACGCTGAGGACGACGGGGTGGTTAGCGGCGGTGTCGCCAGTCCTGAGCCAAGGCATCCGGGTTGTCTCCTGTGGTGGTGTTGATCAGTGGGTGGGTTCGAGGTGGCAAGTGCAGCCACATGAGGCGAGCGCGTCGGTGGTATCGTCCCAGGCTTGGCCGTCGCACTTGTGGCAGTTGCCGTCTCGGCAGTCTGGGCTGAGCGTGGTCATCGGACCTCCTTGACGGATTCGATGAGCACACTGTGCGACCAGAAGTTCCGGAAGTCGTCGTACTTCGCCCCGAATGCGTCACGTAGCTTGTCCGTGGCCTCGTCAATGGTCGCGGCGAAGACTGATGCTGGAATCGAGTTGATGTATTCGTCGCCGTATGTGTTGCGTCGGCGCACGGTCCCGGTGAACTCGTATCTCGGCCCTGACGGGACGATCGGCTCTGGTCGTGGCGGCTGAAACATTCCCGGGGTGCAGAGGTTGTCACTCATCGTCTTCCTCCTCGAGTAGTGCGGTGATCGCGGTACGGGCGCGGGATCGGAATACGTCCTGGTTCGACGGGTGCTGGTCTTCCCAGTCCTCGCGGTCGAAGTACTCGTAGTCGGCTTGCTCTCGGTTGAACTCGGCTTTCGCCACCCGCTCGATTGCTTCGTCGGTGCGGAGTTCGTCGCGCTGCCAGCGTGCTCCGTTCACGATTCCCTTCTCGATGAGCCGGTTATCTTCGGGGGTGCGGTGCTCGTACGTGTGGTGTGCTCCGGCGTAGTCTTCGGCTTTCTCATCCCAGTTCATTGCTTCGCCCACTTCCCGACGACGCGAGCCGCCGCATACGGCGCCCCTTCGTCTCGGCGACCGCCGAACATGCTGCTCTCCATGATCAGCCCGAGAGCATCGATGACTGCGTCGGCGATAGCAGTCAGATTCGGCGCGGCACCGTAGTCGTCACCGAGGATGGGGAACTCGTTGTCGGCCTCGCTGATCGCGTCGGCGATCCTGGTCCGCAGTTCTTCTCTCGGTCGGACGCACTTCTCGTGGTGCTCGTCTGATTCCATGCCTGCGAAGCAGTTGTTGCAGAAGACCTCTGTGTCGTCACTCATGCTTCCTCCTCGATTCGGTCGGCTTCTCGGATCTCCACCACGGTCTGGTTGCTGAGTGCACGTACCAGGGTTTCGTCGGCTGAGAACGCGACGTGGCCAGGTGCGAACGTGATTCCGGTGGCCTTGATGGTGAGCACCTGACCGGCCAGGGTGGTGACCTTGTACGTCCTCACTTCTTTGCCTCCTTCGCCTTGATGCGGGCGTAGACGATGAACGCGTCATCCTCATCGACGATGCGAGTCTGCACCGGCTTGTCAGTGACCTGGCGGAGAGTCGCCGTGTACGAATACGCCTTCGACTTCGTGCCACGCTTCGCGACACGGAACCACTCACCCGGGGACTCCTCGAGCACTTTCACCGCACTGGCGGCAGCCACCCTGACCGTGCCGGCACGGCGCGGCATACGGACCGGGCGCGGAGTCTCCTTCACGACCTCGAACACGTCACCGTTCTTCGCCTCCGGGGCCGGAGCGGCGAGCACTGGTGTTGGCTTCGTCGCGTCCGCCTGGACATCGGTGATGCCACGTGAACGCATCAGTTCCTCCGCCGCACGAATCTTCGCGTCAGTCGCCCGATACTTGTAACCGGCCATGATCAGAGTCCTTTCGGAACGATCGGGCGGGCGTGCACACCGTCAGAGGAGGGGCCGGGGTCGCCGTCGTAACCGGCGACGTAATGCTTGTGGTCAGACATGTCGTGCGGGTGCCAGCACACCTTGTCGCCGTACTTGATGTCCTCCACCCGGATCGGTTCGACAAGATCAGCACCGGCCTGTGCTGCGAGACGGGCCACGAACGCACGCCGCAACTCCTCGGCCAGGCGTCGGGCGGCCAGTTCCTTCTCGAGCTCAAACACCCGCCGCCGGTACACGCGGCGGAACCGCAACGCCATAACCACAGCGGTAGCCGAGACGAGGACAGTGAGTAGTGAGATTGCGAGGCTGAGACTCATTTGCGGGTCCTCCAAACCATGAGCCGGTCCCACACCGAAGCGGGAATGATGTTGTGAGTGATGACCCACACCCAAATGTGGGCGGGAAGAACGAGGAGCCTCTCGATGAAGTTGAGCATCACTGGAATCCCTTCACGAGCTCCTGGCCGACACCAGTCAGATCGGCAAACCACCGGGACCGGACCTTCTGCCGGTCATCAGCAAGCGCTGCCTGCTCGTTGCTGTCGATGACGGTGGGTGAGGCGATGAGGCCGTAGAACAGGCCGTCAGCGGTGACGCGCCAGAGGCTGTCGGTGATGGAGTCGACTTCGAAGTCGGTGCCCCATTTCTTCGCCGAGGTGACGAACAGTTCCAAGCACTCCGCCGGGGCCGCGTAGGTGCGGGTGGCGCGCGAGGTTTGAGCGGCCATGGACTCGAGGATCTTCGCAGTGCGCGCGAGATTCTGAGTCGGCTCCTGCACAGGCAGAGTGAGGGACTTGCCCTCGAATAGTCCGGTGCGGTCGGTGGCGCGGATGCGGATCTTGTCCGGGCCGGTACCCGTGACCGTGAGCTCCACTTCGGGGTCCCACGCTTCCTTCGGGGTGAGACCGGCGAACCCCATCAGCTGCTTCGCCATGACCGGGGTGAGGATGATCGAGTCCGCGACCACATCCCCGGTGACTCGCGCCCCGTCCCGGGCGGAGGTCTTCGCCACGATCGAGGTGCGACCGGATGAGGCGAGGAGGAGCACGTTGTCGTAGGTGAAGACGAGACCGACAAGGTGATTGTCGGAGGCATCGTCCTTCGCGACGTGTGGGAGGACTGCGGCGAGCGCCGTAGTGAGTTGGATGGGGTTGATGCGTGCGGACAGGTCGCGGGTGATGCGGCGGGTCTCTCGGGTCTGCTTGCCGTCCATGAAGTTCTTGACGACGGCGAGGTGGTCGTCAGCGTCGTGTTTCGCGTTCATGCTGAGGTCTCCTTCTTGCGCGTGTGCCTGCAGTTCTCGCAGCACCAGCCGCGGCCGTTCTTCTGCCCTGCCGTGCACGCCAGTGGTGTGGTGTTGCAGGACTGGCAGGGGAACACGGGGTGGTCGCAGTACTTGTGGGAGCAGTTCTTAAGCAGTGGCATCGGTGGCCTCCTTTGGGGTGTGGTCGCAGTCGTCGCAGCAGTCTCGGCCGCAGTCTCGAGTGAGGCCCTTGCACGAGATGAGGGTGATGCCGCAGTTGTGGCAGTGGCCCCATTTGTCTCGGGTCGATTCGACTTTCGGGATCGTCATGACGTTGTCTTCCATCCGTCGCCGTGCCACGCCTCCATGGCCCTGGCAGCGTCGTGTTCGTATCGGCCCTCGAGGAGTAAGATTGTCTCCGCCTTGGTGTCCGGGTCTTGTCTGGCTTCCTTGAGCCGCTGGTACGCGTGTAGGGCGTGATTGCGGATCAGCTGTTGACGGCCGCACATGTTGCCCATCGGATTGTGGTTGAGTCCCTCCGCGTATGAGCCGACGCTGACTTCTTCCCTGCAGAACCGGCACGACCCGCGCGGCCGTTGCCATTCCTGCTTCGGGAGCTTGAAGCTAGCCGCACCGGGTGCGGCCGTGTTGATCGCATCAGTGAGGATCGACTGCAACGTCTGCCACGCTTCTAGGCGTTCATCCCACCCGTCCTCAGCGTGGTCACCCTCGATATAGGACGGGTGCCATTCACCTCCGAGCGGCCAAAGCTCGTGCGGCCGGTAGAGCTGCTTCCACTTCGGATGCTCGAGCGACTGATCCCAATCGAGGATCGACTGCCGACCAGGGTGGTCGGACACGAGCTCTGCAAACTCGTCCCACGTAATCGACTGCTCTTCACCGCGGGGGCTCCGTGTGTAGGCGACGATCTTCGCCGCCGTCCACCAATACGACCACTCACCCGACCCGTGCCACGCCTTGTCCGGCTTGGCCGTGAGGTCGATGAAGAATTCCATCGCTCCCGGCATCGCGTCACGTATGCACGTGAGCACGGTGGCGAACCGCAACTGCTCCTGCTTGTCAGTTCCGCGAGTCTCGCCCTCGATGAAGTCGAACAGATCCAGCTGCTCCATGACCGTCATGGCCCAACCTGCTCGAATAATTCGGGTTGCTGGGGCGGATGGTTCGCGCCGTACTCGGCACGCCACTCGTCGGCATGGCACGCCGGGGCCGGCGGGTAGCCGGCCGCGCGGGGAATGTCACCGGAGAGGCAGCAGTGCCCGTCGTGACGGCCGACGATGCCCGGCTTGATACAGATGCACGCATGGTTCAGCACGGCGCCTCCTGGAACTCGAGCGGGCTGACATGGTTCGACCGCATCCACACGCGAGACGACAATTCGATCGCGTCCTCGAACGACCACACCGAGGCGTAGTACTCGTACACCTTCGAGTGGCGGTTCACGACGTACAGTTCCCAGAACCGACGCGAATGCGGTGCGCGCGTCCACTGCGGCTGCTCCTGACGGATCTTCACCTGGTATCTCATGACCGGCTCCCGTCCTTGGCGGCGATGCCGATCCAGCCGATGACCCACAGCATGGTGAGGGCGGAGAGTCCGTTCGCGGTGAGGGTGAGCGTGTAGGAGTAGAAGTAGCCGGCCATGCCGATCACGATCATCGGCAAGTAGATGGTGAGCAGCCGGCGGAGGAAGTACACCTCACGTGGGAACCGGCGCACCGTGGTCTCGGCGCTCATACCAGGACTCCCTGCTCTGCGAACTTCGCGTTGAAGACGTCGTCGAACAGCCCGCGGTCCTGCTCGGTGTAGGAGTTGATCTGGCGGGCACGGTGCCCGACCTCGCCGAACGCTTTCATCGGCTTCACCCCGTACCGGCGTTCGTACTCGGCACTCACGGCACGTCCGAACGTGGAGCGCATCGACTTAAGTGCCTTGCCTGAGACTCCCTGGTCTCGGAGATAGTCCTCTGTGTAGAGGGGCCGATGCTCGACGGGAATGTCGGGGCGATTGTTCAGGCCCTTCTCCAAGGCGAGCGTCGTCATCGTCGTCACGTACACCGGATCGAGCTGAGCGATGGACGTGGCCTGCTGGATGAGGTTCAGCTGCGCCTGAGCCAGTGCCATTCCGCCGAGGTGCTGCGCCTGCTCGACGTTGATGCGGGGATTCACCGCACCGCCGTCGTTGAAGTAGGCGTCCAGGGCGTCGGCGGCTTCGTTCTGGAACTGCTCGATCATGCGGCGAGCGCGGTCGTCTTTGACTCGGGAGGTTTCGATGGTGGCGAGCCACATGGTGAAGGTCTTGCGGTCGACCATGGTGATCTCGTAGGTCTTACCGTCGCGGCCAGTTGTGTCCTTGAGGGACACGACCGCCCAGGACTTCGTCTTGAGCTTCTGCAGCTGTTTCGAGAAGGCGATGCCGATGGACTCGCACACGTGGCGGACACTGACCCACTGAGTTCCGTCTTCTTCGATCGCGATGATCTGTGTTTCGTGGAACGGGATTGATACGATGTTCGTAGACATTGGTTGATCACCTTCCTGGTGTCTCTGGCCCTCAGCACTCCACTGCTGGGGGCTTCTTCATTTGCAATGGCTGCGAGCAGGCCCCGGGGCTTCCCCCTCCACCGGGACCCACCCGGATCATGGGGTCGGCTTCTGCCGGATCTTCGACACGACCTCGTCCTCAGTGATGAGACGGAGGGCCGCGATGTTCGCGTCTGCCTCGTCGTAGATGTTCAGCAGCGTGTCGGCGACGGAGTCGATGTTCTCGACGTCCATGTCGTAGGAGACCGGGGCGGCCATGACCTCGGCGGCGAGCGCTTCGACGCGGTGCTTCGTGGCGAGCTTCATGTTGAACAGTGCGTCGAGGCGCGACTGCTCCTGCTCGGTGGGGAACTCTGCGCGGGGCATCAGTCGCAGTCCTCGCCTGAGATGGAGTGCAGCACTGCGGAGGCCGGCAGAGTCGGCTCGCTCCTGGTGCGGGGCACTGGCCATGCGGCGGCTACGCGGAGGCGGACTTCCTCTTCGGCGGCGGCACCGGACTTGAGCAGTGCAGAACGCTCGACGCCAGTCATTTCGAAGACGGCGTTCGTGGTCTGCTCGAGCACCGCTTCGATCTCGGCGAGGCGAGACATGGGGAACCCGTTCTTCTGGGCACCCCGGTACTGGCGGAGGACAGTGGCAAGTCGTTCGGCTACACCGACCGCGTCGGTGATCGTTGCCTGCCGGCGGACGTTGATCGGGGTGGGGTGGGATGCGGGCGTGGTCATCGTTGAACACTTCCTGTCCTGGTCGGTAGCGGTGTGGCTGGTCATGCTGACTCGCTCTCTTCGAGCCACGCATCGAGAGCTTCGAGCCGGTACCCAATGCACTTCTGTGCTGCACCGTTACGCGACTTGATCCACTTCGGCGAGCGCCCTCCCCCGTCGCCGCGGTCAAGGTATCGCCACGACGCGAGGGTGTTGGGCGGCACTCCTATGTACTCGGCGGCCTCGGCGGGTTTGAGGACGCGCTTCATCACGGTCGTATCGGTCATCAGTGGCTCGCCTTGTAGCGGGCGAGCGCGTCGCCGGAGACTTCGAACGGGTACGGGTCGCGGCCCTTGTCGCGTTCGGCCTGACGGTTGATCATCTTTGAGTCGAGGTCGTGCAGGACGGCGAAGTCTCGGTACGTGTCGCTGCGGTTCTCCGCGAGCGCTGCATAGTCAATCATCACGCGACCGCCTTCTTCCCACGCCTGACACTTTCCCTGTCCGATTGTGCAGTTACATTGTCCACTTTGGTCAAAAAAAGATCCTCGACCCCGACCTGCAGAAAGTGAGCTATCCGCAGCGCCGGCGTCGTTTCGAGCGTCTTCGCCTCACCCTTAATGAGCCGCGCCACATAGCTGTGAGACTTCCATCCCGCAGCCCTCGCGAGCTCACGCTGGGATACACCCTGGACGATCATGAGTCGAGCCAGCTTCTTGCGGTCTCGAAGCTCCATCCAGATCCCTCCTAGTTGGTAGATCGTTGCTGTAGCCATAACAGTACATTCCTTCTGTCTGAGTGTCCAGTATTTCTGCCTATTCTATTCACACTGGTGTCCACTGCGCAACCCTCAATTTCCCAGCATCCGCGCGCTGTCGCCCATCGTGTCCTCGCAACATCTAGACTTTCTAGTGTCCACTGAGATTGTCCAAGCGGTGACCGCGCGAGTTGCCGCCTCTCGTAGCCCCGAGAAAGATGTGATCCGTGAGTACTGAACTAACCCCGCTTGGCCGCGTCATCGACGCAGCGCAACGCGAACACGGATGGTCGCTGAACCAGCTCGGTGAGCGCGCGCAGAAGCATGGGCTCAAAGGCCTCACGAAATCAAATATCGGCAATTTGAAGATGAGGGCCCCTCTACAGATCAGCACGGCAGCGCTCAAGAACCTCGCGATCCTCATCCAGGTTCCAGAGCGAGTCGTCGTCGAAGCAGCGATCCGATCAACGAACCTCGAGTACCCCGAACGCAACACCACCGGGGCCGCCGAGGCGATCGAGAACGACGTGGAGATCTCCGCCAGGGACAAACGCATTCTTCTTGCCGCGATCACAGCGATGAAGGAAGCAGGTGATGGCGATGAAAAAGCCACCCCACATACAGACGCCGGCGGGACGCCGGTCACAGGAGCAGACGACGGGCTCGGTGCGTTCGGAGGCCGAGCCCGCGGAGACCTCGACCACGAATCCATCAACGACGGCGCCGGGGACAACATCCGGCACCTCGGTGAGCGTCGGCAGCTATCCGCCGAGAGGTTAGCCGAACTCGAAGAGCTGCAGCGCCGCGGTGATGCGGCCACCGACGATGAGATCGACAGCAAAGCGGCCTACGAGCCCGACGAGAGCGATAAGGAATGAGCCCCCTGATTGACGGCTGGGATTCAGGCCATACCGCTCGCGACCTAACCGCGCGAAAAGGGCGTTATGGGGTCGCCTACGTTCGCGATGTTTGCGCTCACTTCGGTGTTGGCATGATGGAGAATAGCCCCGACGAAGACTTCAACGCTATCGATCTGTCTATCAACTTCGAAATCAATGATGTCCGAGTCCAGGTCAAGTGCACGTCCAAGACCTTCTCAGGCGGAGGTTCGTACCTGAACCTTCCTGTCAAAGATGATTGGGTTCGGAAATGGTCCAAGAATCCGCTCCCGGCTTATCTCGTGGCCGTATCAGTACCAACTGATCCAAAATTGTGGATCGACTACGACTCTGCCGATCTCACAAATCACCGTACAGCTGCCTATTGGACTCGCATCGACCAGCTACTCCCAGGTCAGTGCACGTCGATAGACTTGCCGAAAACCAACCGCTTCACTCCCGATACCTTGCGTGAGTGGAACTCAAAGCTCAACGATTTGTTCGAAGGGATGACGCCATGACTGACACAAACACCGTCACCCGCGCCGAACTTATCGCAGTGCTCAAGAAGTCCCTATGGTCGCTGACCGGGCGCGGTCCGGTTGGGGAAATGTGGACCAGCCCCGACAAGAGCTCCAAAGTGGGAATACCGTTTGAGCTCGAGCCCCGCGATCGCGAGTGGGAATCAGTCATCGAGCGAGTGGCTCGCGCCCATGTGATTTCGAACGCTGACTTGATGCGAAGAATCGAGACTCTTCGTTTTGATGTCACTGAGTTTCGCGTCGATGGCCCAGAATGGGAGCACTCCGTCCCAGTCGAAGCTGGGTTCAACCTATTCAAAACCGCCCGGCAAGTCCTTCGCGTGAGCGCAACAACGTCTCGAATCCCTAAAGTCGCCATTGGAGGCGGATTTTCTACCACAGGTGACCGCGTACTTGAACGCGCCCGGTTCGGTCAGACTCGCGAAGGCTCATACATAGTTCCGCTCATGGTCCCGATTGTTGAACGCAGTGAGGTAAACGATTCAAACGTCGAACTTAAGCAAGAATCCCCGGTATTCGAGGAAGCCAAACTAGGCCACGAATCCGATGAACGTCGAGCTACTCGGACAATGGCGGAATCTTTGTCCGCGGTATCAAATTCGATAATCGAAAGGGCATCAGTACCTACTGCGTCTCAGGTGAACGATTTAGTGTACGCAGGAGTCAGCAGGGAGTTGCTGAATACACTTTCCGAAGTCATATCAAAGCCTCGAGTGCAGACGTTCGAAGCAAAATTCCGATGGTCAGAACTGCTCGCCGATCTGTCAGGGAACATAGCCTCCAACATCTCGATCCCCTCAGATGCTGGACAGCTACTGAGCGAGTCGGCCCGCAGGTTCAAACCCCAGGCAACGCCTAAGATTGAAACGTTCACCGGGCCTATAGTGCAGCTTCGAGACGAGGAAATCGTCACACACGGCTATGTCACAATCGAGACCAATCGGAACGGCCGACAAGTTGAACTACAAATCCGCGTCGGTGACGAACAACTTGCCGATGTCCATGAGTGGTTCAAGGAACGTGAGACAGTGCGGACGCAAGGTACTGTGCGTCGTGTCGCCGGCCATCTAGTTATTGATCATCCGGCCGAGCTGACTCTGCTTCGAGACTCGCTCCTATTCGACGGCGAGACCAATTAACACAATTCGACGTTCGGACACAATCGAACTACATTCGAATGCATGAGTACCTTCCCCCATCCGTGGAGGACGCTCAGCCAGCTCGATGATGTGGTCGTGTGCTGGCGGCCGAACCTCCCCGGGACGAAGCATGCGGCCACTGACGGCCGGAACATCATCTGGATGGTCAAAAACCTCCTTCAAGTCGAACGACGCTGCGCACTGCAACACGAACTCATCCACATCGAACTCGGGCACACCTGCAAGCAGGACGCCCGAATCGAGGCGCAGGTGCGACAGATCACCGCAGAGCGACTGATCCCCGCCCGGCTCCTGTTTCGGGCATGGAAAGCCGCACTGAGCATCGAGGAGTGGGCCGAGAGCCTATGGGTGACTCCAGCAGTCCTCCACGACCGGCTCGACAACCTCTCCCCCGACGAACAACACACAGCAGAACAACTCAAGGCGAGCGCCCGGGAGCGCGGCGCCGACTGATTGCACCTCGTGGTGCTTGGAAGGACTAGCCATGGCGCAGGTAATTGCGTATGAGACATCTGGTGGTCGTCGGTACATGGTGCGGTATCGGAAGCCGGACGGGAAGCAGACGAAGAAGCGCGGGTTCACGACGAAACGTGAAGCCGGCGACTTCGCGTCGACTGTTGAGGTGTCGAAGCTGCAGGGCACGTTCATTCCCGAGGCTTTGGGCCGGGCGAAGGTCGGGGATCTGGGTCTCGCGTGGATTCGACGGCAGTCGGACTGGAAGGAGTCGTACGACTACACGATGCGGTCGACGTGGTGGACGCACGTGGAGCCTCGGTGGGGTCAGACTGCGATCGCGGATGTGAACCGTGTCGATGTCGAGGACTGGGTGTCGGGCATGGGTCGGTCGCGGTCGGTGGCTTCTCGGTGCGTGACGATCCTCAACGGGATCCTCGATGATGCTGTGGCGAAGCGGCTGATCGTGGCGAACAATGTCGGGAAGGTGGCTCTGCCGCGGAAGGACGCGAAGCCTCGCCTGTACCTGTCTCACGAGCAGGTGGCGGCGTTCGCGGCCGCCGCGGGTGATCTGGGTGTGATCGTGAACGTCCTCGCCTACACCGGTCTGCGGTGGGGTGAGCTCGCCGGCCTGCACGGTCCCGACATCGATCCGGTGGGACGGCGGATCTCGGTGAATCGCAACGCCGTGCAGGTGGGGTCTCGCGTCGTGTTGGGGACACCGAAGACGCACGAGCTGCGGACTGTGCCGCTGCCGAAGTTCCTCGCCGCATCGCTGAAGAAGATCAAGTGGCCCGGCATCGCGTTCCCGGATGCCAAGGGCAACTATCGTCGGTCGCCGCGTGCGTCTACGTCGAAACGCTCATGGTGGCGAACCGCCGTGCTCGAGGCCGGCATCCCCGAGGTGACTCCGCACGATCTGCGACACACGGCGGCGTCTTTGGCTGTGCAGTCCGGGGCACACGTGAAGGCGGTGCAGCGGATGCTCGGGCACAAGTCGGCGGCGATGACGCTGGACGTGTACAGCGATCTGTTCGACTCGGATCTCGACCTCGTGGCCGATGCCATGGAGGCGGCACGCTTGTCCGCGTTGAAGTAG